CTTCCCCCCCCCCCCCCTCCAATGCCCCATTTTTGGGAGCATTTCCCTCATCCTGAGGGAGTGGAGCTTGATGGCTCCATGGAGGTTGCCCCAATTCTGGGGTACTTACCAAGTCGGCCCTTCTATGCCGACATCGTGGAGAGTGCCAACCGGTGCTTTCCATATCTTTCAGCAGTTTCTCTTGAGGCTGCTCAAGACTTGAGGACCTATGTTCTTGAGCTTGCTTATGCCAGCCCCCACCAATTGTCACGGGTTTCTGAAGCCCTTTCTTGGCTGGCGATGCTTTTTCCACTTTGTCCTTTACAAGGCGTTGTGGATTCTTATTTCCCACTCCAAGACGTACATGGTCAAGACATGTGCGCTTTGGTAAATTCTTTGCGCCAAACTGCAATGGTTTTTTGTAAATTGCAAACTGGTGAACAACAGACTCATACCATTTTTGAGTGTATGAGGTCTGTTGCAGCCACTATTAAGCAGAAGAAAGATTCATTTGTATCTTCTGCTTCTGAGTGGTGGTATGGGATGCTCGATTCAATTTTAGCAAAGGTTCGAGCTCCCTTTGTTTCTATATTGGCCCCATATTTGGCCACAGCACAACGTTTCAAAGATGAAATTGAAAACTTTTGGGATGGTTGTGTTCTGTGGGCCAAAAATTTGTGGAAACAAACCCATATTGCTGTACAAGCTTTGGGTGCGTATGCCATCTGGGCCACCATTGTTATGATCCTTGTTGGGATCATGTATATAATTGAAACAATGTTAATGGCCATGGGTATTCTTAGTACTCATGGAGTATTAGTTTCTATTTTTACAGGTGTACTCTTTGCCGTTCTTGGATATACTGTATATACCATGGGCAAAGAATACATTTCTTTTTTGCAGACTCTGCGCCAGATAATTCTGTATTCTGTAATTCCAGATGCTTCTGTTAATGAAGCAGCTGGGGTAACGTCTCCAGAAATTGATGGTGCACAGAATGCACATTCTTTCTTTGATACAGCCATGGCACCGGTTCATTTTTTGGAATCGATAGCTAGTGGCTTATCATTTTTTTCTTCAAACTCAGTTACTGTTTTAGGCAAACTGGGTAATTCTTTAGAGGGAATTAGAAAGGGCTATCGATGCCTCACTGATTTCCTTTCCATGTTATTCGATGCTTTTGGCAATGCTTTTGAGCATGTCTCAGGCAAAAGAACGTCTTTCTTCCGTGATTTGGCATGTGCCGTCAAGGTGGATGTCAAGAAGTGGACAGAAGATGCCCGTAAATTAATTGAATATTTTGAAATTGCGGGCTCCCTTGACCGTTTTGAGTATTATCGTGTTCGCGAGCTGATTTATCAAGGCCAGGATATGATGGATGCTGCTGACAAGGGGCGTTCTTCCCAAACTAGTTCGAATTTTTTGAGAACTGTTGGGAAACTTGTTGAAAATTTGAAGGATGTGCGTGCGAAGTGCGCTCGTTCTCTTAAATTTCCAGGATGGAGGCGACAACCATTCTGGGTGTATACCTTTGGAGAGTCGCAATGTGGTAAGTCTACAATGGCTAATTATTTGATGCCTATGTTGCTTACGCACCTTGGCTGTGATCCCAATGATGTTTATTCTAAGGATCCAGTCGATGGATATTGGTCAGGCTATTACCAACAAAAAGGCCTGAAGATGAATGATCTCTCTGCTGTAGTTCCCAAAAATGTCACATGCTTGGAGCAGCAGTTGATTCCACTCATTTCGACTGAAGAAAAATTAGTTTCTTCAGCTGAAATAGAGGGCAAAGGAGTGCAGTTTTTATCCGAAGTGATAGTGTCCTCATCTAATGTTAGTGATGCGCCAACAGGTGCTGAAATATTGGATAAGGATGCTTATCGTCTTCGGCGTAAAGCTGTGCTGCGATGTCGACGTGCAGTTGAGTGGGTGCATGATGATAAAGGCAAGCGAACCGAAAGATTAGATGTTGATGGGAAGGTCGTTACTAAACAGTATGATCCTTCTGATGCTCTTGCTTGCACAGAAGTTCAATGGGTACACCCAGTCACTTTTAATGCGCTGGAAGGCCCACGAGGTGAATGGCACTTGGCTGATCACACCATACAAATGGTGAAAGAGGCCATGGATAGCCATTTTCAGACTGAGGATGCTAAGATGTCAGCTTGGAAAGACTCACTTGGCATGCATTCTCATACAGCTAGGCTAATGACATCATATTTGCAGGATATGATCAAGGCTATTGGCTGTTGGCAAAACACTTCTGGTCAATGCGGTACCAATCCCCGAAAAATTTTGGTTGCGGTGGATGGTAAAGCATATGAACTAGATGCTGCTGGTAACGCTCTTGAATTAAAGCAGTGTGATAATGTTGAAGATATTGAGCGTCAAACCAAACTGAATTACCGTATTGAATTTTCAAGAGCGGTATATTCACATACAACTCTAACTTATGAGGATTCATTTCACGCCTCAATGGTTAGAGATTTTTTGGATGATATGCTGGAAAATGGTGCGTCTGTATCTTCTGTAAAGGAGATTTCAAGTTCATCAAAACCCATGCATAAAGACCTCTGGAAGGAGTTAACACTTTCGAATCGCATCTTTTTACGTGTTTCGCAAGTGGCATTGAATGACGTGCGTGATGCTCCACATTTTAAGGAGCACATCACAAACACATACTTAGAAAGTATGCGGTTAGTCCGCGATGCTATTGTAGATAATAAAGAGAAAATTCTTTTATTTTTATGTGCAGTTACCCTGGTTGGTTTGACTGCGTGGGGATTTTTCTCCGCGTTTAAAGCCTTCACAAGTGGTTCAATGGGTTTTGGAGCTGGTTTAGCTCTTAAAAATCAATTGGCTGCACACTCTTCTGTTATGTCATCAGGAAGCGTAACTAGTGCTTTTGCTCAGCGCAATGTTCCCATCGTTTGGGGCAAGGCAGCTAGATATGCACAAGCCCACTCCCAGTTGGAGGATGCTGGATCTTTTGACTACATTAAAGATGGGATGGCACATATGCTATGTAGAGTAGTAGGTACAAGTGGACAATCGGAGACTGGCCTTTTATTTGGTCCCCGATCCGTTGCTATTTGTGCCCATCAATTGCGTATGTTTCCTGATGGGGACCGTGTGACAATTCACTACTTGTCTCACGATCGAATTCCACAATGCTTCTCTTTCACCTGGCATTACATCAACGCCATTGAATGGCCTGATTGTGAAGTTATGGTATACAGAGATGACCAGCTTACACCCCTCCCTGTTTATAATACCAACAATTATTTGAGGGGTGAACAAAAATTACCCACCGTCATAAATATTAATGGTGTGGCCATCAAGAAACGAAAGTTTTTTGATGAGAAAACACTCACAGCTGGAGAAAAAACTCTAGATGGAGAAACTTTGTTAATCCGTTCATGGAGTGATGTTGCTACTTTGTGTACTAGTGTACAAACGATAACTGGTCCGAATTATCGTCGGGACATTAATCGTTATTATACTTCTACATACCCAGCTGGAGTGCATGATAGTGGTGGTTTGATTACCACCATGCACAATGGGAGAAGAGTGGTCGTTGGCTTGCACTGCGCTGGAAAACAGGAGGGCTATTTGTACAAAAGTACCATAGGTCTCTTGCCGACTGGTGATATATCTGAAGCACACTCTTCACCAGATTTCTTTGTTCCCTCCTCTGGACGTGAGGAAAAAGGATTTTGTAAGATTGGTTGGATTTCCAATCCTGCCAAGCGTCCACATACTGGTGCTAAAACTGCTCTTGCACCTGTAGATCCTTTGTTGGCTTTGCCACTTCCACATGGTGTGCAAACCAAAATTCCTTCAATTTTGTCAAAGAAGGATGAGCGTCTAAAGACGGAGGTGAATCCTGAATTCAAGGATTATGATCCTCTCAAGGATGGGATGAGCAAATTTGCAAATCCTATGGCATTATTGGATGAAGATATCCTTAGTGCCGTATGTGAGGATGTTTACCAGACATGGTACGATGCCCTCCCAATATTCGATGATGAGAAGCAATTTTTGGAAAAGACTTCTCTAGATGTTGCCCTTAACGGTATTCCAGGTGAAGCATGCTATGATGCAATGCGGATGGATACCTCAGAGGGATACCCTTATGTCTTGGAGCGCCAACCTGGTGAGAGTGGGAAAGCTCGCTATATCAATATTGATGATGACGGCTTTCGTACTTTGATTCCAGGAACTAGTGTGGCACGTGATTATGAAGAATTGGCATGTAATATTTTCAAACATGTGCCAGTTTTGAATTGCGTGGAATGTCCCAAGGATGAGCTCTTGAAACCATCTAAAGTTTTAGAGAAGCCCGGGACGCGTCTTTTTGATACACTCCCTTTTGTACATAATTTATTGTTGCGGGAGTATTTCCTTAATTTTTGCGTTTTTTTACAGCACAATCGCTTGCGCCTTCCTTGTTCTGTGGGAATTAACCCATATTCGCGGGAATGGACCTGGTTATTTGACAGGTTGGCAAGCAAGAGTGATAGGGCACTCAATTGTGACTATAGTAAGTTTGATGGCCTTATTTCCCATCAAGTATATATGCAGATGGTTTCTATCATCAACCGCCTTTTTAAGGATGGTGAAGAAGCCAATCTTGCACGTAGGAATTTATTTCTTATGTTTACCTCTCGGCGTTCCATTTGTTATGATCAAGTATATATGGTCACAGGTGGAATGCCCTCTGGATGTGCACTCACCGTTATCATTAACTCTGTTTTAAATGAGATATTGGTGCGGTATGTGTATAGAAAAGTTACTCCCCAACCAGCTCGTAATTATTTTAATAAGTATGTTGAGCTGGTGGTGTATGGTGATGATAACCTCATTGCCATACATGATGATGTGGTCGATTATTTTGATGGCCCCATTATTAAGGAGGAAATGGCTAAAGTTGGAGTTACCATTACAGATGGAACAGATAAATTATCTCCCACTTTGGTTAGAAAACCCTTGGAATCTCTCGATTTTTTGAAGAGAGGTTTCAGGAAAGGAGCAGGAGGACTCTATTCAGCTCCTCTTGATAAAACATCGCTCTATTCCCGCTTATTTTACACAACGGGTGGAGCTGATGGTAAATACCAGAATGATATTCTACATGATAATATTAAATCATTTCTGGAAGAGATAACACTCCATGGTGAGTACAGTGAGTTTCAACGTGTGCGCAATTTTTATGTCGCGCGCGTTCCCTCATGGAGTGCAACTTTACCTTCCTGGTCACATTGTATAGATTTTATGGAAGGACAATTGAACGCCGCAACCCCATGGCAGCCTCATAAATTTATTGAGACGAGGCCCCATGGTGGTGAGGAAAAGATGATGGCTGGTCAAGATAAACACGATCAGCGCATTGTAGTTACCCCACGTTTAATTGTATGTGGGGAAAAATATAGGCCACCTATCAATGAGGCATCTTTTATAGTCTCTATTGATAATCCTCTTTATCCTAATGAGAGGGGAATTTCTGTACGTACAGAGGTGGATAGGGGTAGTGGGCATTTGCCTATGGATAGATGGTCGAAAGACTTTTCTTCCATTAAGAGGTACCCTACGTTGCATCAAGCTTATGAAGATGGTGCAACTATTTATTTTAAGTCACGCATGCCCTATTTTTGGTCATGGTGCGCACTGTGCAAGTTTGCGCAGTCTAAGGGCATCAACCAATCAAGTGTGATAGCCTTGTACGAAAAATACAAGCCATCAAATGCTGGGGACATAGCCCCATTGGTTGCTGATAAAGCGTACACTAAGTACGTAGCCCGCCCTATGTTTGATTTTTCGGGCATTAGGGAAAAAATAGTTACCTAGACACTAAAGTTCTAGGGGTTTGGTGGTCCTAAACCACTTCTAAGAGGTTGTGTCTTAATTAGCTTTTAAATAGGCTGAATTCCCCTTAAGCAAGGGAAGACCTCTCCTTATGGAGTTCCATGAGACAACACATG